CGCGTGTCATCCAGTTCCGACTGGAGAAAAGTCTGGCCTACACTCAAAACATAGTGGGCAATCAACTTAATATGATAACACCTTGGAACTCTTTAGTATTCCATGCAACGAACATCCCTAGGGCTATTGTTGATTAAGGAGCACTTTTATCATTCAGACTCGAGCTACACACATTCAGTTGTTTTACATTGTTTCCACCACGTTCGTCATTGATAACTATATGGGAACTGTGATCCAATGACACCCTCGCTTAGCTACCTCACCTGAGCCAGCGTTATGCTCAGGCAAGGAGTCCTTGTACTTGTAATCGCTGTGAGGTCCCAGGGACTATGAAGAGGTCACAGCATTGATTATTGTTGTTGGTTCGCGTATTCTTTCGACCTAGGACCCGCGAAGCCTAGGATTTTTATTTTTGGTAACAAGTTTAGAGGCCGTCCCTCCAGCGCATGGCAGGCACGCCACCACGAGCGCCATACGCTGTGTGTGCCATGCGAGCCATACTCATTGCCCCGGCTATCGCTTTTCGATCAACTCCTTGAGCGATGTCCTGTACTCCATTACCAACATACGACGCAAAACGCTGAAGCTTATCCCAATAGCCCAATGAAGAGGGCTGATGGTACGTGTTAGCGGCATACGCTGGATTGGAAGGATCAAAACGCACCCTCCATTCACAACAGACAAGGAACTGTAATGAAATTCCATTGGGGTTGTAAATGTAAAGAGGCGCCATCGCATCAAACTTGAAGGAGAGATCTGAGTTGGTGTACGTGCCAGGAACTGACGCATACCTCAACTGAAAATCAGACATGGCATTCATGTCAAAGGGTACAGCATCCACTTGCACCCCTGTCAAGGCAAGCTTACCAGCAGACATCAGCCGGGGATTACTATATGAGACCAATTCCTGGGCTAGTGCATCCCAAGTAATTGTCTTATCGGCGAGTCCTATCATCTGACGGGCTCGTCCAGCATACACAATTCCTTCTGTAGTCTGAAGCGCATTTGGATTCATAACCTGCACACTGAACGCGGCAGGAACCATGCGAGAATAACTCCAGTCAGCATTATTCATTGTTTCAAATGATGTGAGTCTGGTGTTGTTTGCTGCATTGATTGCGGTCGCCGAAGCAACAGAGCTTTGGCAAAACGATGTCGACCACAGCTTGTGCGCAGTTCTGCCATCGTAAATTGGACCGAATAACATGACAGCATCTCTTGATGTGACAATCTGTGTGGTACGTATAACCGTATAGTCACCAATAGCACGCGGAAGTGGGACAGATGTGGAACTGAAGGCGTCAAGTCCACTTTCGATTGTGGCTTGCCTCGGATTATCACCAAAGGGTGTTGATACCGAAACCGCCACATTCTGGGTGATGGCTCGAAAACCGGCCACACCCTGAGAGACAGCCTTCTTCCTCTTGCCTCCTTGCTTGTTTTTCTTTTTCTTGTTTTTGGCCATTTTTGGCCTAGCTTTATATTACCCACTCTTGATGGGCAACGGCCCACGCTAGTTTGTATGGGATTCGACCTCTTCAGGCCCGACTGTACATCTTGCTGTACCTGTTCGTCTCATACTGGCGCCCCCGTGCAGTCTGTCGGCGCTACGTTGCTATTTCCCTGATGACATACAAGCTTCATGATACGCATGTTACCAGGGTTGGATCAACAGCCACTGACCCCATTGCAGTTTGACCACTAAGATTTTACTCTCACCTCCTATTGGTGTTATATGGCCGGAACTACAATTTTAGACCAGTGATACAATGTTTGAACGCCGTTTGGGACGCTAATCGTCATTAAACTCACGAACCACCACTGTATCACTGGAATGGGACCAAGTGACCGCTAGCAACTTGGCACGGGAAACCCGATTTTGGGGGCTTTAAACAGCAAAACCCCATGGAGGACTCCAACCAGAGTCCAGGAAACGAGCACTACGTAGTTGGTCAAGGGGCAAGGAAACCCCCCTTTTCAACTGACCCACTTCGTAGCAAGGGACAGAGGTGCTAAGTTTTTCCTCTGCTGCTCGTTGTTCTTGCGGCGTTATCCCAAAGGCATTATAGAACGACACTCGAGTCTCTTCAGCGACTTCAAGAGAGCGTTCAGCAATGCCCAGGGAATTCCAATACAAAGACCAGGCGTTTTGCTCAGTTAGGGCAGGTCTTGAGGATTCCTTCCCATCATGTGGATACTGACAAAAGTATTGGTACCAGATTGGTATTCCTGCAAGCCATAGCCTACCAGCAACACCAACCTCCCTAATCCAGTCGTCTATCTTACTCTTATCCACGAGAGCCACGCCAAACTTATTGAGGTTGTCTATGTTTGGAACCATGATCCAACCATCAGGCGTCTTCACAGGATGTGATTGGCAGAACTCGAGCTGCTCGAGTTCATACACAGGGTCCTCCATAGTCATGGTAAATCCCATTTCTAGGAACCAATCCTTAAAGGACTCCTGGCAAAAATTTGCGTAATCACTTCCAGTCATTATGATCACTGCATCATCACCATTGTTAATAACACGCACGTTAGTGATGCCTACCATCTTGAGGTAGGTATATAACATTGCGCACATTATTGCACAGTTTCCAAGGCCAGTATTCATGTCACCACTACTTCTCTGGCCTTCATCCTGATAAGAAACCTTGTATTCCACACCTTCTTCATCT